TATCTACGGAGTTCCTGTATTCGAGGCTTCTTGGGTAACTGATGATAAAGTTTTAATCTTTGATAGAGACTACTTAGAAAGAGTTGAAGTTGAAGGATTAAATGTTACTTTCTCTTACGAGTCAGGTGATAATTTTATTAAAAATCTCGTAACTGCCAGAATCGAATGTTACGAAGCGATAAATTTAATGTTGCCTACAAGTGCGATTTACGCAGATTTAGGGAATGTTTAATTCATATTTGCTATAAGCAACTAATTAAAATAAAAAGGGGTAGGTACTTAATTGTATCTACCTTTTTTTATTATATTTGCTTTATGATTGGTATCTACAAAATAACATCTCCAAGCGGTAAAATTTATATAGGGCAGTCTATTAATTTAGAAAGAAGATTAGCCAGGTATAAAAGTAATTTAAATGCTTCTAAAGGTCAAATAAGGCTTAATCGTTCTTTTGTTAAATATGGAGTAGAAAATCATTTATTTGAAATAGTTTTAGAATGTTTAGTAGAAGAATTAAATACTAAAGAAAGATATTACCAAGATTTATTTAATTGTATTGAAAAAGGCTTAAACCTACGATATACTAAAACAAATGATAAATCAGGTAAAATGAGTGCTGAAAGTATTGCTAAAATGGTGTATTACAAAAAGAATATAACACCTGAACACAGAGAAAAATTAAGAGAAATAGGTAGAAATAAAGAAGTATTACCTACTATGTTAGGGAAAAGCCATTCAGAAGAAACAAAGAAAAAAATGTCTGATTCTGCTAAAGGTAAAGTTTTAACAAAAAAACATAAAGATAATATAAGTAATTCTAAATTAGGAACAATCGTTTCTGATGAAACTAAAGCCAAAAAATCAAAGCCAGTATTACAATATGATTTACACGGCAATTTTATAGCTAAATATTTTGGAATAAAAGAAGCTGCTCGAAAGGTTGGAATGTCTGATAGTTTAATTGGAGATGTATGTAGGGGCAAGTGTAAACAAGGCAGAGGATTTATTTGGAAATATGAAAATTGCTAAAATTATTAGTAACTTTGTATAATGTATAAATGCAAGGTTGACATATCTTATCAAGGCAAAAAGTATTATAGGAATAACCTATACGACCTTGTTTTAAGCGATAAGATGAAAGAATTTATCAAGGTTGGCTACTTTACCGAAATAATCAAAGATGGCGTTACAAAAGAGTTTAAGGGCAAAATAAAGAAGAAATAATATGGCTAATGTTAAAATATCAGAATTAAATCCATTATTAACGGTACAAGATGCGGATGTATTACCGATAGTGGATAACGGTGTTACCAAAAAGGTAACTGCTGCGATTCTACAAAGTTACACTCAAGGTAATTCAGTTTTATTGACTGGAGCGCAAACTATCGCTGGGATTAAAACTTTTACTTCTCAATTAGCATCTTCGGTTGCTACCGGTACTGCTCCTTTTTCGGTTGCTTCAACTACGAAAGTAACTAATCTTAATGCTGACTTATTAGATGGTTTATCTTCGGCTGACTTCCAGGCTACTTTAAGTGGTACAGGAATTGTTAAATCAACTTCAGGTACTATTTCATATTTAACAGATAATTCAAGTAATTGGAATACGGCTTACAACGATAAAATCAATTCTGCTGCGGTAACAGGTAGTGGTACAAATACTTTAACCTTAACTCAACAAGATGCTGGAACAATTACTGCTACTTGGGTTAACGGAACTTTAATAAGAGAAATAAGAAATAACACAGGTGCAACTTTAACTAAAGGAACAATTGTTTACATTAGTGGTGCAACAGGTAATAAGCCAACGGTATCTAAAGCTATTGCAACAGGGGATTCTACTTCTGCGCAGACTTTTGGATTTATTCAAGAGGATATTGCTAATAACGCTAACGGATATGTGGTTGTTGTTGGGGATTTAACAGGTGTTGATACTTCTGCTTTTAACGAAGGAGACCAATTATATTTATCTTCTACAACTGCTGGTGCTTTCACTTCTACTAAACAATACGCTCCTGCGCATTTAGTTTATGTGGGTATTGTTACTCGTTCACATCCAACTTTAGGTCAAATTGAGGTAAACATTCAGAACGGCTACGAAATGGATGAGTTGCATAATGTTTCTGCTCAAAATCCTTCTAATGGCGATATATTACAATTTGTAACTTCGACAGGTTTATGGACTAAAGTAGCAGGAAGCACAACTAATATTTCAGAGGGTACAAACCTTTATTATACTGCTGCTCGTTTTAATTCTGCTTTTGCAGGTAAAACAACAACTGATTTAACTGAAGGTACTAACCTTTACTTTACAAACGCAAGAGCAAGAGGTGCTATTTCTTTAACTACAAGTGGTACTTCAGGCGCAGCAACTTACAATTCATCAACAGGAGTTTTAAATATTCCTAATTACGCTGATACGGACACAGGTATAACTTCTTTAAACGGATTAACTGCTTTAACGCAAACTTTTGCAGTAGGAACAAGTGGAACTGACTTCGGTATTTCTTCTTCTACTTCTACGCATACTTTTAACTTACCAACGGCTTCGGCAACAAATAGAGGTGCTTTAAGTAGTGCTGATTGGACTACATTTAATAACAAGCAAAACGCTTTAACCAATCCTATCACAGGAACAGGAACTACTAATTACTTACCAAAGTTTACAGGAGCAACTGCTTTAGGAAATAGTACATTTTTTGATAATGGTGGTGGAGATGCAGGAGTTGTAAATGCAACTTATAGTAAACTTTATATTAAAGGTAGTGGTACTGATGATACAGGTGGTGGTGTTTTAAACTTTAGTAATCAAACAAAAGATTTTGCACAAATTACAGGCGAAACAGAATCTGTTGGTAATGCTTTAATGATTTTTAGATCTTTAACATCTAATGTTATATCTGAAAAAATGCGTATTACTTCTGCGGGAAATGTCGGAATCGGAACTTCAAGTCCTGCTTATAAGTTTGAGGTATCAGATGGAACAAGAACCGCAGTAATTAATCCTAATGCTTCTCTTGATGGTATATTTTTAGGAGTAAAAGAAAATAAGCCATTAGTATTTGGAACAAATGATAACGAAAGAATGCGTATCACATCTGCGGGTAATGTCGGAATAGGCACAACTGCTCCAAGTAGATTATTAAATATTAGCGGTGCAGGAACTGATGGTACTCAATTGCAAATTAACGGAACGCAAGATTCTGCGGGTATTAAATTAATTCCGACAACGGGGGATAATTGGGAAATTCAAGCAAATACATCAAGTGAATTTTTTATTTATAATAGAACTGATGCTGCTTATAGATTTATGATTGCTAATACTGGAAATTGTTTAATCGGCACAACCACAGATGCAGGCTACAAGTTAGATGTAAATGGTACTGCAAGATTTGCAGGGGATGTAATTTTAACAAAAAGTGGAACTTCTACTTTAACAATAAAAGGTAATGCAATAACTGGTTTTGATTTACAAAATGATACATCAGGAGTTTATTTATGGAATAGAGATGCAACTCCTATTTATTTTGGTACAAATGCAACGCAAAGATTAATAATATCGGCAACAGGTGCAGCAACTTTTTCTTCTTCGGTAACGGCTACTCAATTAAAAGCTGCAAATCCTTCAGAATGTTCAATTGAAATAAATTGTACTACTGGGTCTGGTACTGCTTGGAGGTTTAATTCTTATAATAATGGTAATTTATATTTACAATCAGATGCGGGTACATTAAATAAAGGTATTTTTGATTATACTACTGGTGTTTATACTCCTTTATCAGATGTTAATAAAAAGAAAGATTTTGAAGATTCAACAATAGGATTAAAAGAGGTATTAGGATTAAAACCTACTTTATATCGTATGAAAACTGATAATGAATCAGCACCTAAAAATTTAGGATTTATTGCACAAGAAGTTAAAGAGTTTATTCCACAAGCGTATGTAGAAAGTGGCGAAGAAGATAATAAATTTATTGGTATAGAACAACAACTTAAACAATTACGAACACTCTGTTTGGAGCCGGATATTTCCACTTACAAAGAAGAGCCGAAAGTAATTGAAGGTGAGCCGGGGCAAAAAATTGTTACCACGCTGCCTGAAGTTAAAAAGGACATTGATACGTTCACAAAAACTATCGCTTGTCCAAGCTGTTTTAAGCAAACATACAACACACAGGCAGAGAAAGGATTTTGTAAATGCCACTCGTGTAGTGCAATGTTCGCAGCAGGAAGTAAACTATTTTTTAAACCGTAAATTTTTAACAATGGCAGACGAAATGAATTTAAGTCTTCAGCAACAAATACAAAGTATGTTGAAGGCAACAAAAGAAAGCCTTGAACTTGCTACTAAAGAGCAACTTCAGGGAATTGTCCTTTCTGTTGAGACAATAAACCAACAGATAGCAGCTTTGGCGCCTAAGAAAGACATTGAACTGATCGGGCAACTTAAAAAAGACGTTGATACTCTTAATGAGAATCTACAGAAGAATCAGACATTTATCGACAACTTTATTGCAGATCAGGACAAGAAGAAAACAGAACGTCCAACTTTCAAAGATGGTTGGAAAGGGATGCTTGATTCAAACATCTTTGCTAAGAAAGAAGATGAGATCGTTAAGATGACAAATGACAGGAACCTGAATATGTCAATGAGTTTGAAAGTAGCTACAATGCTTTCTACAAATGCAATCACAGGTGATGTTACTCACTCTTACAACACAAGACAAGGTATTGTACCTTCTCAGAAGTGGAACATGAGAGATATTTTGAATACTACTCAATCTCCTACGGGTTCTTTTGTGACCTACAGAGAGACAGGAACAACAGGTTCAATAAGTGTTCAGACTGAAGGTGAATTGAAAACACAGATCGACTACGCATTCACAGAGGTTAAAACTGTTTCTAAATATATTGCTGGTTGGGCTTTGATTTCTAAGCAGTTTATGTATAATCTTCCTTTCTTGAATAACACTCTTCCAAGAATGTTACTTCGTGATTTCTACAAGAAACAGCTTAATGATAAGAGGGAGATTCTTAAGAGGATCATCACCACCAAGATCACGGACGTTAATGAACGCGCCAAGAGTTTGCGTGAGTTGGACTATGAGTTCCAGAAGTTTGAAAGCGAAGGTCCGTATTTTCCTCTTAGCAGGTTTGGTCAGTACTTTATTGCTTACAACATCAAGCTACCTAATGGCGGGACGAAGCCATACCAAGAGATGTTTGAATCCTTGGCCGACCTTCGCAAGCATGAGGAAAGTATTGCCAAGGATGTAGCAAGCGGCAAGATCATCAACCTCAAGAGTGGTGTAGATACCAAAGAGCTTTTCACCGAGGGCGTCATCAAGTCTGCCTTCATCAATAAGATCTTTGCTGCCATCGATAAGACTGATCAGCCAACGCTTTCAGACTCCGCTGGCCGGGCGATGGATTTGAAGAACAGGCTTAAGGATGATGTGTATCAGGCTTACCTGTCCATGCTTCCTGAGTTGTCTG